CTGTTTCGTTAGGTCCAATGAGGTCGCACAGTTCTGCTTTCAACTGGTCTTCTAACGCTTTGTATGATGCCAGTTCTGATTTGACGTGCTTCAATCGAGCAATCAAATCGGCTGCTGTTTCAGGTATTTCAATCGCTGATGATTCTGTTTGTTGGTAGCGAGTTGTGATTGTTTCGTAACTGTAAACAACTCCTTCTGGGTCCATACCTAGTTCAATGGCGTTCAACCATTTCGCTGATGCCTCGATATGTTCAGCCATTTCATCATCGGTCAGGCTTTGTTCGATGAGTGTGAGGCGTAGTGTGTTGTCAAACACGGCCCACGTGACTCGTTCTGCACCGGAACAGATGGCTTGTTGTAATCCTTGGACACGCCAATAGTCAGGGAGTGTGCCTGAGAATTCACGGCTTGTTGTTTTCACTTCAAGAACGTGTTTGGTTTCTTCGTTCCAACCGTCAAGTGTTGAGATGAGATGGCAACCATTGTCGTCGTCATAGCAAAACAGTTCGTCTGGTGTTTCAAACTTCACACCGAGTCTGTCGCCTGCCCATTGAATGATGGTGTCTTCAAGACGGTTGCCTGTTTCCATTGCAGCGTTCGGCTGGATAGGAGTTGGTGCTACACCAGACAGTAGTTCTGCGGCGTACTGGTCTTGTTTTACAAACGGATGGACTCCGTAGATTGCTCCTGCTGCTGAGGCCGAGATTCTACGGTTGCCTTTCTCATCCATATATCTTTGGTTGAGCCAAGCTTGTGAGCCGTGTGGTTCTTTTGGTATTCGGTAACGCTGGTATCCCATTGCGTTTCCCCTTTCTTGTTGTTTAACTATTGGTCAGAGTACACGCAAGGTGTGTCATTGTCAACTGTTCAGCAAGATTATTTTACGCATCATTCCGACAGGTATATAAAACAGGTTTATGCCGTCACCCTCGTGGAAGGTTTGGAGCAGGGTGATGTGGTCTTTCTTCGCTCCGGCATCGCCTGTGGGTACTAGGAACCCTACTGATTGGACAAGTGTTTCGCCGTCATCATCTACGTCGTCAAGGGTTAGCCAACCTGGGTCGCCTCCACAAGCGTCAGCCCAGTAGACAAGAGCTACTGGGTATGGGGGTGGTTCAAGTTCAGTTGTCTGTTCGTTCGTCAAGGGGTTCTCCTTCTACGCGACAATCGTGGCACCATTTGCCTTGGCTGATAGGCCATACTTCTCCACAGTTAGGACAGGTATACAGGTTTTTGATTGCGACCATATCCTGATATTACTAGGCGGCTGACACCTGGCGAGGCTGTTCAAGTAAGGCATCTATTCGTGCCACGAGATGCAGAAGTTGGTCTTCTTCAATGCCTCGAACTACTACTTTTGAAAGGAAATTACGGATGAGAAGCAGGTCTGTGAGTGTCATAGGACTTGTCACATTATCATCGTGGAAGTGTTATATGTTCCTCTACAAGAGTTAAACGTGATTCAATTCTGTTGACCGAATCACGTAGGGATGAACCACCGTTGGGAAGCATTTGTTGTTCTACGAATGTCATTGTTTTTTCTAGGCGTTGCGCCCATTTGAACACCGGAAGTATGAGACTTCGGTAGATGATTCCGAGCGCACCGATGGTTGCGCCAACCGTGATAATCCATTGGGCAACAGTCATTGACTTTTCCTGTTACTAATCTTGACAGCTTCAATCCACATAGACAACAAGATTGCTATACAACTAGCACCAATAAAACCGAACAAGGCAAGAGCAAACATTACTGCACGTTTCATTCAGGCTTAGGTAAGGCTCGCCAGGCAGCTTCAAACTTGGCGGCATCTTTGGCCATAGCAGGAGAAATTTCTATGTGCAACCAGGAAGGTGACCCTTGATACGAACCAGCATTATCATCCTTAGTGAAAATTTTGACCCCTGATTTCCCTGGACCACGACTACACCTGTATCCGGCACCATAGTCACCAAAGGCGTACCAATGGATTTCTTCAATTTCTAGTTCCTCAGAATACTTCAGCAACCAATCCCACATTTCACGAGCAACTTTTTCGTCAGAATATTGGCAGTCTAAGGCCGCCCCAGTTGCGTGAACTGATAGGTACTTTTCCATACCAGGGTCGCCAATTTTCTTACCGGCAGTCTTATCATTTTTCATCAGTCGAAGGGAGTAGATGCCAATGTTCTTGGTTTTCCATCTGCGCTTACACAAATCAGCGAGCTTCTCAGTACCAGGCTGTGCCTTCTTGCCATCAAAACTTGGGTAGTAACTGTATTTTCTTGGCATATTTTTTCCTGTTGATGACACCAATAGTCAAAGCAGATGGTAGAGTGCTGTTGCCTTTAGCAAGGTCGTTACCCCTTTCTCCCTTGCTAGAGGCACTGTCATATCTACTCGTCTACTCCAACTCCTAATGCGATAGCGATAATGTTGATAAGCAAAGCAGCAACGCTGATAAACATTGCTTTACTGAGGGCATCACCAGACAGCGTGATAAGGACTAGCCCTGTTCCGGCAGCCCATAAAAGCAATGACGTGATAGCACCAAAGTATTTTTGCATAGGGGTTACTTTATCATTTCCGTCTGGAGGCTACGGCTGCTACGGCTGTCATTCCTGCTATGGCAATCAAGGCTCGGCGTTGGGATACAGGGATGGTTGACCCGACAGGGATGTAGGTATCTACGGCTCCACCGAAGATGTTGATTTCTTCTTCGAAGGCTTCTCTGACTTCTTGGGGTGCTTCTTGTACTGCTTCTACCAGTGCTTCAATCTGGGCATCTGACAGGTCATCTACGTTCAATGCTTCGAACACTTGGGTTGCTTCTTCTGGGGTGATGGTGGCCAACACTTCAGGGCTGGTTGCCAACTCAACAGCCTGCTCCTCAGTAATGACAGGGGGTATCTCTACGGGAATTGTTGTGGTTGTTGTAGGGTTTTCTGTTGTTGTAGTAACCGGAATAGTAGTGGAGGTAGATGATGTGGTGGTTGAAGTTGAAGTTGACGTGGTGGGTTGAACGACAGTTGTGGTGGTGGCAGTTGAAGTCGTGGTGGTCGGCGCAACAGTTGTGGAAGTTGTGCTTGTGGTTGTCGGGGCTATCGTTGTTGTGGTTGTTGTCGTTGTGGTGGATGTTGTTGTAGATGTGGATGTGGTGGTTGTTGTTGACGTTGTTGACGTGGATGTTGTGGTTGTCGATTCTTCTGTGGTAGTTGTCTGCATAGAGCCGACACCGTTGAAACCCAGTTCGTACTGTAAATTCCAGCCTCCACCTGTGCGCCACGCGTTAGGGTCGCCACAGCAGATACCAGCTCTTAGTCGATAACGACCAGCCGGAACAGATATAGAGATGTATGACTGTAGGCCATACGAGTCATCATTCGCTGCGAGTTGTACGCCTTGTTCGTTGTATAGCCACAGCATCGGGTCAGATGGGTAGCCTTCAACCATATAGGTTTGCGCTACGAATTGTGTTGGTTCTGAATAGTCAAACCAAATGTCTGTTGGTTCTGTGATGATTGGGTTCTGCGCTTGAACAGAACCCGACCATAGAAACAACGATATGAACGCCGTGATGACGGCGTATCTACTAGCCCTTCTTACCGAAGGCGGCTGCAACTTCTTCTTTCGTAAGAGTGCCATCTTCTGACCAGGCACGAAGTAACGCTTCGGTTACTTTTCCTGCGGCCATAAAGCCTGCGATGGCTGCTGATTTCCAGAGTTCTACGCCGAAGATTGCGCCACCTGCTACGGCTGCTAATGCTGATGAGCCGAAGACTGCGATGATTCTTCCGATGAGGGTTTGAATTTTTATCATTGTTTTTCCTTAGTCGTGTTTGATGATGTAGTTTACTACAAGGTGTGGGGGGTAGTAATCGGATGCTGTGGTTGTGTTGTTGGCGTTGGTCATTGTGACCGTCGTTGTGGCTGAAGCCGTGATTCCTGTGGTGTTTGAATTCACAACATTGGCTTCGTCACCAGCACTTGCGCCGTAGCCAGGTTCAGGTGAACCCATTGCCGACCCACCAGTTGCAACGTCAAAAGTGTCAATAGTGTGGCTATGCCCAGGGTCAGAAACAGAAACAGAAGTCGACGCTGTAGCCGTGTTTGGGTGGCTGTGAGCAGGAAGGTTGTTTGCAGTAATAGTGAGCGAACCACCAGTACCAAGCAAGTTCAGACTGCCGTTGTCGCCAATAGGGAAACGACCCTTGAAGTCAGGAGTGTTGTTGCCAACAATTCCCTTCAGCACTGTATAACCAGCGTCAATGGCATCACCATTGCAAAGTAGCCAGCCTGTAGGGGCAGCAGCCCCACCATACATAGCGATTGTGCCTACAGGAACAAGAGCGTTAGCCACAGCAGTAGCCAACTTAGCAAGGGTCACATTAGCGTCAAGAATCTTTGCTGTCGTTACAGCATCAGAAGCCAACTCTGAAGCAGCCACAGAACCAGCAGCAATCTTGGCTGCCGTAACAGCATCATCAGCAATACCAGCAGTAGCAACCTGACCCCATTTGAAACCATTAGTCGAAGAAGAATCAGCCTGCAAAACGTGAGTGTTCGTACCAATACCCAAACGGTTCACAGATGAACCATCAGTAGCAATCAAATCACCCTTAGTGGTCATAGCCGATGCAATCAAGTTAGCCTCATCAGCCTCGTCAGCTGTGAACACAGGGTAAATAGCGGCACCAGCAGAATGGGAAGCAACAGAGGTATCATCCTGCGCTCTCACCACAGTCAAAGTCAACGTAGAAATAGCCGTTACTTTTACCTTCTCCTCACGAGAAGTACCAGGGTCAACCACAGCGAAATAAGGGAAAGTGGTAGACCAACCAGTAACCGTATCAACAGTAAAGGTTGTGTCACCTGATGAGGCAGTAGGGCTATTAGTCAACACAGCATTAGCTGCTGCGCCTTTATATCCTTTTCGTACTGGTAAAGCCATTAGATACTCCTAGTTTTCCGTAGAACGCATTGTAACAGTAGCCGTACCATCCCAAGACCAGGTGTTCCCTGTACTGTCAACAGGAACCCACTCAACATCCTCAACAATGACCGAATAAGAACGGGTACCTAACTGCAAGGTAACAATTTTGGGGCTATGAATGAGACTGTTCAGGGTGTCAAGTTCCTGTTCAGGGTCCATATAGATGTCTCTGTCGCGTGGGCGAATCTTTTGGTGGAGCAAACAGGGGATGGAGAATACTTCTGACCGGAATGGTGCGGCGTAGGCTCTGGCCATCCACCGTGTCACAACAGGACTTACGTTGTTGGTAGGGGTTAGAACCAGTTTGAACCCTGCCTCAATGGTTTTGACATCTGAACCGTTGTATGTGTATTCAATGTCGTTTGTTGAATTGAATGTGCCGAGGGAGGCATAAGCAGATTGGTCGTTTTGTAGGAACGCTTCAACTGTTCCCTTTAGAGGTTCAGTACGGACATCCATTTTTGCTACGAACTTACGGTCAGGAATACCCCAACGGTAAGTTCCAAACTCAATGTTTCCTGTGCTGACAAGAGCATCAACATCTTCAGCGATAACACCAACACCAGAGATAGCGAACAGTCGTTTACTGTCAAATGTTGTTACTGATTTGACTGCCGCCGTACTTGTATACATCAGGTCGGTAGCGAAAGCAGGGGTGTTAGGGGCGATATATACAGACAGGTCAAGACGGCCTAAGCCACTTGATGTTCCGTCGTAGTTTGTCCAGGTGAACCAAACGTATTTGTCTTCAGCAATGAAATCGTTTACAGAACCAGACGTAGGAATCAACGCTCCGGCAAGCAGGTTGTTGTTGGCATCGGCTGTGCAATATCGAACACCTTTGTTTGTGCCGACAAGGATGCCACCAAGATAGCCATACACACTGCTAACTACTTCACCTACTGGTAGTTCTAAGGCAACAATTGGCAAGTCAAAACCTGTTGCGTCTGTTTTCAAAACAAGTTTATATATGAAAGAACGCACTCCACTGTATGCCCCGACGTAAACTGCGCCTTGTCCTGCTGCTGCTCCAACCCACGTAAGGGTTGCGTCGTGAGCCGTACCTGTATCTGGATAAAACACTTTATGAGATTGCCCTGTTACCGTACCAATTACATACAGGTCGTGACCTACAGATGCGAAACCCCATCCTTTTGCATAGCCGAAACCTGTGTATGTTTTACCTGAAGAACCAGACGAAGGATAAAACAAAGCAACAGATGCCGACCCTGGAGTGGTGTAATAAATATCGTTACTTGTGTACCCAATAAAAACATTTGTTCCGTTAGTTTCTAAACCTGTAATAGCCGTACCTGGCGAACCTGTAGTTACAGAAGTCCAAGTAGGGGAAGCAGCAAACGGGTTCGTACTGTACTTCACCGTAGCGTTATCTGCCACATACACATACTCTGTGCCGTTAGATGCTTTGACGGTACACATAAACAAGTTAGTTGACGCTGATTCTAAAGACCGTTTAGTTGCGTGATGCAAACTGAACTGTCCTTTGACCCAAGGGTTTATACCTTTAGATTTGTAGAACCTGTAATCTTGTGTTTCAGCCGTGTCGGAATAGCGTTGTCCGGCACCATAATGCCAAGAGTCTTGACCTCTGCGCCAAAGCCCACCTGGGTTGATTGCCGCTTCACCAGGGGAAGTTGAATCGTCAGTGGAATCTCGAACGCGTGGTTCGTGCGACCTAACATACTTGCCTGATTTGGTGTCAATCAAGTATGGGCGGCCATTGATAGCGACAGGGTAAACGGAAGGGACAACTTCTGTTTG